GTTGGACATAAAATATGCTTAGTTTTGACGAAAGTGAACGTGCAATTGCCATTATTAATTACGATAATCCAAGAAGAAATTTTGATATAATATATTATAATGTCATTGTACAACCAACAAACATGGGTTTGGCTGGGACCCAGTCAAACAAACCAAATATTAATCGGGCAGATTATCTTAACTCTGCTGATTTTTATCATCAGGGCCGACCTATGCCAAGTCAATATTATCAATTTATTCCGCAAGACATCCAAAGAGGCCGACCTGCAATGTATGATGACGAGTATGTGCAGGAATTTGAACGAATTAGCCAAAATATCAACAATCGAATAGAACGAGAAATAATAGTAAACGATGGCACATTATCAATGCTTCCTCGTGATGAGCCAAATCAACGTGAATGTATATTAATATCTGGTTGTTCAGGCTCAGGTAAATCTACATGGGCTAGTAAATATATGAATTTATACCATAGAATGAATCCTAAAAATAGAGTAATTATTATATCAAAAAAAGAAAGAGATCCTGAATATGAAAAATTAAAATTTGCTAAATATTTGGATTTAGAAACATTAGTCGATACAGATCTTGATGTTGATAATTTTACCGATTCATTGGTTGTTTTTGATGATATTGAAAATATTCAACCAACTGAATTAAAAACAAAGGTATATGCATTAAAAGATAATATGATTGAAACTGGCCGTAGTGAAAATATATATGTATTATTATGTACCCATTTATCAATGAATGGAAAAGATACCAGAAGAGATTTAAATGAATCAGATACCGTTGTATTATTTCCAAGTAATAGCTCACATTATCATATGGAGCGATTATTAAAGGTATATTGTGGATTTGATAAAGAAATGGTCAAAAGAATATTAAATGTGCCTTCTCGTTGGGTAGCCATAAAAAAACACGCGCCCAGATATTGTATTACTGAGCATGAAGTATTTTTGATTTAACCCCCTTATTTCATTATACTTGTCAAAAACATATTAATCGCGGCTTCTCTTGTTATATTTGTATTATCAGTTAATGCTTTAATGTATATATTTTTATATGTTTCAGCCTTGATTCCCTTGATATGAGAAGGTAAACGTTCCATTAAATCGATAAAGACAACTTGGCCTGTTTTTGTATTATGCATGCGAAAATTCATACATTCACCATTTTTAGTTGCGGCATAAATACAAGCAGTACTAATGCCTAATTCTTGTGACATTTCGGCCACTGAATCATAACATCGCATAATTGGATCATCCTTAATTTTCACTTTTAATAATTGTGATGCGCGGTTATGGTGTTTATTATGAGCATGTCGCCTATTATTAATCATTATATCTTCAGATTTGTCATCTGGTATTTCTTGGTCTTCTGGTTTGACATATGTTGTCTGTGGTTCAGGTACTCTAGGTGCTACTTCATCATTATCAATTGGTGCAAATCGTACTGATAATCTAGATTTTAAATCGGACATGGTTTATTTTATTCTAAACTAAACGTTTTATAAATTTATTATTATATTATATAAATATAAATTTCTAATATAAAAAAATAAAATATAAAAATATTATTTTTTTTTATATTTTTTCTTTTCTGGATTTTCTTGGTGTTTTAATTCCATGGGCCTTATTATATTTTTTAATTTCGTATTCGGTAGGATAAACTAATGCATCAGGTATAAAATCTAAATGTTCATTAATATATATATCTTGAGCTTTTAATAATAAATCTAATAAAGCTTGGTAAAAATAACTATTTATATCTGTTATAGGATTATAATCTGGTCTACTATATAATAATTTATTTTCACGTATACTATATTGTATAGCATTTGTTAAAGATGGATATAATGCTGGATGTTTATGAAAATCAGCTATGATAATAGGTTGAAAATAATCCCTAAAAACAAAAGGGCGAATCCTAGGAGGTGGTCCGAGTGTTGGATTCCTGCGAGGTATTTCAGCTGTTGGACTCGCTTCAGCTGTTGGCATTGGCCTATATTCATGAGCATGTTCAAGTAATCTTTTTAAATTTGCGAGGTGTTCCTCACGTTTTTGCCTTTCTTCTGGTGTTCGCCGAACATATAGAGGTCTCCCTCCATAATCTAAATCTTCATTGTACATTGTATATATTATATTATTAAAAAATAATATAATATATTTATTTAGATCTTTTATTTCTTTTAGCCACTGCTGCCTGGAATTCCTTATATTTTTTAATATCATATGAATTTGGATAAATTTCAGCCTCAGGCACAAAATGTAAATTCTCACGTATATATATATGTTTAGCAATATCTATTAATCGATTTAATGCCTTATAAGTAGAACTATAAATGTTACTAAAAAAGTATGTCATCGGGTTATAATTACTAGGATAACTTCTATATATACCAGCTGTTAATTTATGTTCTATTATATCATTATCTTGTTTTATTGCATGTAATAACGATGGATATAAATGTGGATTTTTTTTAAAATCATTTAAAATAAGTGGTTTTATGGTATTTTCAAATATAGTCCCATAAAGTGTAATTGGTATTTCTGTGGACCGACGTCTTTCAATCTCGCGTTTTGCGGGTAACTCATATTTTGATAATTCAAGTAAATTTTTTAAATTTGCTATTTCTTCTTCTCGTTTGAGTTGTTCTTCTGGTGTTCGGCGAACATATAGAGGTCTCCCTCCATAATCTAAATCTTCATCGTACATTGTATATATTATTAAAAAATAAAATTTAATATATATTATCATATTACTACATCATACGATGTCGACGGCCACCTTGCATTCCTTGTGCCTTGTGTGTATCCCAATATTGAGCAATTACTCTTAATAATTCATTATTAAAATGTCTTTTATTTCCACTTGATTCAGCCTCTCTTAAATTTGGAAAATTTCCAGGATTAGCTCTATATTGTTGTAAAATAATAGGTCTTTCACTCTTAACAAAAAGTTGATATGCACTTAATTGCCTAGGTCGTCTCATTCTTGGTGCACCCATTGAAACTGAATGTAACAAATTGGATAATGCTTCTTCTTCACTGGCTCCTCCATGGTACATATGGGATAAATCATGCATAGTTGCGCCTCTATTTGCCTTAGCAGATCTACCTGGCATATAATCATGCATATACTCTCTATCATAATTTTGATGTACGTACCGATCCCATTTATTAGGAGCTCGGCCACCGACGTACATTTGCGATAAATCATGCATAACAGCTGCTCTATTTTGCTTAGCATTTCGACTAGGCATGTAATCATGCATATATTCTCGATCGTAGTTTTGATGTACATATCGATCCCATGCATTAGGAGCGCGGCCGCCAACTATGGCCCCTCCCATATGATATGGATGTGTTGAAGGATGATAACCAGTACCACCTACAATGGCACCACCCCTAGGACGTCTCCGACCACCGACTATTGCACCTCCACATGATCCATGACCGACAATATTCGCATCGGCCTGTCTTAATTGAATAGCCTTTAATCTTTGTTGAATTGCCGACATTTCTTGGTTTATTCTATTCTAGACTAAACGATTATATTATATTAATGAAAAAATAAAATTTAATATAAATATAAATATAATTGTTTAGTATAGAATATAATAAACCGATTGTTTAGTATAGAATATAATCGTTTAGTCTAGAATAGAATAAACCAAGAATGAAAAAAAATATAACAAGCGGATATGAAATAGATCCTGAAACGAAGGATGATAACATTTATTATAATTTATCAATAGTAAATAACAGTACGAGACCAGTTAATGTATCATTTAATCAAACATTAGGCAATAGTATTATTGATAAACCTGAAGAATATTACTTATCTTGTATTCGATTTGCATTAGATACAGCGGCATTACCTATATTTATATTTAAAAATGGGGCATATACAGTATCTATAAATTATAATGGAGTTACTCATACAGAAGTTGTACCATTTATCATGGCATCGTCAGGTGTAGAAGATTATCCAAATGCTATATATAGCTATCAAGATTTTATCGATATGATAAATGTAGCATTATCTGCTGCATATGCCGATTTTGGAGGAACTTTACCAATGGCCGCAAGTGAAGCGCCATATTTATATTTTGATCCAAAGGCAAATGGCCTAATTTCACTATTTGCACAAACAGCATATGATTCTACAGCAGTAAATCCTATTTCTATTTGGTTTAATAGATCATTATATTACGTTTTTGATAATTTTCTATATTACTTAAATTTTTCAAATCTAGCATTGCCTATTGGATTTCAAATTATCGTAAAAAGTTTGGGCAATGGTCAAAATACATCAGCATATGATTCATCTATTCCCACCGGTCATTATAAAATGTCACAAGAATATGTAGCTGTAAATAGATGGCGCGGCCCTCAATCATTAAGTTTCATATCATATAATACAGGGGTACGAGATGAATATACATCAGGTGCTAATAATTCAACAACATTAAACACGACACAAACTGCAGGTTTTGGTCCTCCGACAATTAAACAATGGACAGATTTTGTTCCAATTTTACCCGCTAATGATTTAGCGGGTTGGAGAGGAAATTTAGTTTACAATCCGTCATCGCAATATAGACTTGTCGATCTATTGGGTAACAAAGTAAATAATATAGATTTAACTTTAGTCTGGTATGATATAGATGGTAATAGTTATCCATTTGAAATTTTAGGTGGAACTCAAGCAAGTATTAAATTATTATTTGCTAAAAAATCACTTTTTAAAAATTATAAAAAACAATAATTTATCTAAATAAAATCGATAATTTAGATTGATTTAATACATATTAAATATTTTTTTTATAGATAATATACAATAAATCGTTTAGTCTAGAATAAAATAAACCATGTCAGAATCAGTAGCAGGAAATACACAAGCAGTCCTAGTTGAAGATCGCCGTATCGCGTGGTCTGGCGAAACCAAATTCGGAGTTATAAAAAGTGGTAGTCAGAATACATACGTCGTACTCCCAACTCAGACATATAGTACGAGCAATTTTAGCTTCAATGCACAGCCCCCAGCCCCAAATATTGCCATAAATCGCGAGATTTTTATTAGGTGCCAAATGACAGTAACAATGACCGGAACTGCTGGACCTTCAGGTACACTTTTATCAATTGGAACTGGAGATGCCCCACGTTTTATGCCATTGGCTCAAATCACAAATTCAATCTCTGCAACCATTAATAATGGAAATGTAAGTCAAAATAACTATCAAGTTGTAAATGCACTTTTTAGATACAATACACCAGATAATCAATATAAAACCGATTTATCAGTGGCTCCATCTATGCCCGATTATTATCAAAATTATGATGACAATTATGTTAATGGCTGGGGAGTTGTTAATGATCCCCTTCAAGCAATTGGCCAAACATCCCAAGGTTGGGAAACTAGAGGCGGATTCCCTCTTGATAATGTTGTAAATCCAAACGTAGGAGCCGGTAATCCAGCAACTGCTAGTGTTACATTCACAACAACTGAACCTCTTATTTTATCTCCATTTTTAGAGGGTACTGATGATCATAAGGCATTTATCGGTGTTCAGGTACTCACATTAAATTTAAATTTAACTAATTTACAGAGAGTCTGGTGCCATTCATTGCTTAATGGTAATAATGGTATTATTAATCCAGCTACACCCGGATCTGTTGTTGTTACATTTCCAACTGCTCCTTCATTGTTATTAAATTTTATCACACCATCTGCAGTTGATCCTATTCCAGCTGCTGTTACATATAATTATGCAAATGTTGATGTTTATACTACTGACCCCGGATCAGCATTAGCCGGTCTTGGAACAAATACATTACCAAGTCAAAATATACAATTGAATACAATTCCTCGTCGTATTTATTGCTTTTTAAGACGCCGAGATAACGATTCCACACTTTTAACAACTGATACATTTGCACGCATTAATTCAGTTTCAATCAATTTTGATAATACTACAGGTTTATTAGCTGGTGCAAATTCAGCCCAATTATACGAATTATCAAAAAATAGTGGTTTAAATATGTCATGGGCACAATGGAGCACATATACAGGTTCTGTATTATGTTTAGATATGGGAAGATCAATTATGTTAAAGAATGAAGCAGAGGCTCCATCTCTTCAAACCACTAAACAATTACAAATTCAAGTAAATTATACAAATTTAAATACAAATCCAGTATGGTTTTATTTGTATATTTTGGTTGTATCAGATGGTTTAATGACCATTGCAAACAATGCTACCTTTTTACAAAATTCAGTATTGTCACCTGGTGATATTACAAGCGCAAAAGAAAGCGGCCATGTTGAAAGTTGGGAACGCGCCAATACATTTTATGGTGGTGGATTTTTCAAGGGACTAAAAAAGGCAGTAAAAAAAGTAGCCCATCATGTAAATGAAGGTTTAAAAAGTACAGGTATTGTTAGTAATGCATTAACAACTGTTAGTCCGCAATTAGGTCAAGTTGCCAGTCATTTTGGATATGGTAGAGAACAACATGGAGGCCGTCGAGTATCAAAGGCTAAATTATTAACATATCGTTAGTCACTTAACTATTTAAAATTTATTTTTTTATAATAATATAATCGCTAAAGCTATAAACCCATGGAAATTTGTTATTCGAATAAAGATATAAGTGATAGATGCAATTGTATAGTTTTGACGTACAAGGATTTATTAGATTACGACGATATAGACTCAATGTTAGGAAAGCACAAAGCCGCCGTAATTCTATACGAGCAAAAGGAAAATTTTGGTCATTGGTGCTGCGTTTTTTTAGAAGATGGAGTGCTTTATTTCTTCGATCCATACGGTATTTTCCCCGATGAACAGCTAAAAGATATCGATGATAGATACCGTATTAAATCCGGTCAAGATTACCATTATTTATCATATTTAATGGCAATATCGCCATATGAAGTTGATTATAATGATTATCAATTACAGGATGAGCACAAAGGGATTAATACATGCGGCCGGTGGTGCGTGGCGCGTATATTGAACCGTGATTTAGACGCCAATGAATTCGCAGCATTATTTGAACCTGGAGATGAAAAAATAAACCCAGATTTACTCGTGACAGAATATACTAATAGTTTATCAATTAATAATAATAATAATTAGTATAATATATAGTTTAGATGTTGCAATCAATAATATTTGATAGAAAATATTTCACGCCAATAACGGCGACTCAATGGATAATCGGCCATGGATACAATCATTCAAAAATAGATATAAAAAAAAATCATTTGAGATTCCGACAAGTGGAACCAATACATGGCGCAAGATATGCCACATATAAAGTTACTAAGGGGATAGAATTTATACTGATGTCTAATGATATGATTCAACAACTGCAGATTGTCTAAAATACATCATTTGATCATAATCGATAAACTCAGTTTTTTTATATTCTAACATACGCTGAACATATAATCTCAATTCATTAGTAGTGTAAAATTTACATCTATCTGGTGATACCTTTGAAGTGTATGTATCCCAATCTCTAAATAATCTTGGAGCTTCTAAACTATAATTAGTATCTCTTCCAAGTTCGATAATTTCCCGTCTAGTTGCAGTTTTTAAACGTTCTTCTTGATAATTTTGCTCTGAAATCATACGATCTACTGTTCGATTATTTGGCTCATATTTAGTTTCAGTACGTTTTCTGAGCATTTCCTCAATTTCATGGTCATATGCAGGTTGTTCCCAAGTTTTACCACATCTGGATAGGTTTTCGTTTGAAATAAAAATTGAAGGTAGAAATTTAGACATTTTTATATTTTATTTATATATTATATTGAAATAAATTTTCTTAATATAAAAATAAATAAATAATTAATTAATTAATTAGAAAAAATAA